GTCTCTTTGATGCTTTGAAACAGGTGATAACCACCTATCGAGGTACGATTGGAGAGGACCATCCCCATCCAGTGGGACCCTACAATCAGCAATATCTACATGTTGCTTGTCATCTACAAGCTCTAGGGGCTTTTGCTGGTTTTTCGGCCTCCTGTCTCGCGGCTGTGCCTGCTGCGTACAAAAGCTCAGCGTGGAAGAAATACGTCGCTAAGATTCCTGATCCATCAATGCCAACCGCCGCTGTGAATGACTACGAGATGGATAGTTATGAACAAGTGATGTTACGTGTGAAGCCTCCTGACGTGAAGGAGCTGTTAAACATTGGCTCAGCTATAGCCAAGAGTACATCCGCAGGAGGAGATTCTCTGAAACTCAAAGTTCAGAAGGCTATTCTAACTGAAGCAGAGGACGATGATACGGATGAGGCTATCTCACTTCGATCGAAGGATATCGTTCCATTCGTGGGCGTCAGATGGTTAGATCCTACTCTACTGAAAGAGGTCGGTACGCCGTCACGTCCTCTTACTTTTACGGCTCGGAATGTCGCTGGAGGTAAGGACACACGTATGGCATATATGGTTTCCGTAACGTTACAACTCCTTATATATCCCTTCTATGAAGCGATGAAGAGTTGGATGGATCAAGTAAATGAGTCTGGTGATGAACGGAACCTCAGAAATACGTTTTTGCTGAAGGTAGCTGATGGCGCCCCCGTACATGACTCTGCTACGCAGATCATATCTAGCATTGATTGTGTATTAAATGAGAATGATTTCTCATTCGCTCATGATGCATCAACCCTCGATCAAATGCTCGCTGAGAGGTACTTTGGTACATGGGCTAAGGCTGCTATGACATTTTTGGAGAGTAAGGAAGCTCAGGAGGAGAAAGGCTTGGAGGAACAAACTGGATACACATATCGTTCAGGTCTAGTACAGGCAATTCTTCGACTAGGTTCCTCCTGGTATAAATGGGAATTTCCTGGACGTGCTCCTCAGCTTACACAGATCACATCCCAGCCGTCGGGCGTTATGACAACTGCTGTTGGGAACTCCTTGGCAACGTCAGCTATGATGGCAATGATTCGAGACCGACTCAAGCATCTAGGAAAAGCCATTCGCATAAGTGTTTGGGGTGATGATGTTCAGGAGCATGTACGTCTAAATCCACCAACGGGAAGTGATGGAAAGACTTTAGCTGAACTAGGTGTAGCGTATGCACGGGGAGCCCAGAAGATAGCTTTCGATGAAGCAGGTCAAGAGTTGAAGACTGAAGATGATTCCATTAGCGGAAAGGTTGCTCACATGCTCCAGCGAGGCTTCGTAGGTGGTCAAAAGTTCGCTAGACCAATCGCCCTCGATGCAGAAACGCCAACTGTAAGTGATGGTCCCGGTAATATTGGATCCTTAGTAGATAAGATCACCGAGATTGGGAGACGTGGTAGTAATATTATGGCTGTCAATCAGATGGTCGTAACGCTAGCATCTCTAAGTACAGTCTTTGCTATCTATGGAAAACGTGTTGTTTTACAGCCAGAGACGGTGATTTCACCAGGTGGTACTTGTAACCGTAGTTTCCTAGGCTTTCCTAATTCGAACTCCAAATTATGGATGCAGTTAAACCATTTCGCTTTCACTGGCAGTACAGAGCCGATTCAGCTCGATGCACGAGTGAAGTTGGAAGACCCACGTGAATTGGGAGCTCGTGTGATTAGGGCATATGGAACAAAACCTGTGATACAGACTATTAACGGCAAGAGTGAGAGTACGAATACTACGGTGTTGCACACCAATGCTATCGTTGCACTCAATGATGAACGTTTGAGTAGTTCCCAAAGTGCTTTAGCCACCATTACTGACCCTATCGTTCAGGGGTACAAGGAGCATGCCTTCCGCTACAGCCCGGGTAGAAAGTTAG